TTCAGTTTGCATGCGTTGTATTTCAAACTGAGATTTACCTTGCTCAAGCTGCAACTTAGTTTCAGTAAGTGCTTGTTGTTTTTGAAGCTCAGCTAAAGCTGCTTGCTCTGAAGCTTTAGCGTTGGCCTGTGCTTGAGCTTGTATATTTTGCAATTGCGCCTGTTGATCTCTTTCTAATTTTTGCTTACGTTTTATTTTAAGCATTTGATTAGCTAGCTTAATATTAGATATTTCTCTAATATCTATTACATCTTCAAGATCTATTTGACCACCTTGTAAAGCTATTTGTATGTTTCTTTCTAAAGCTTGTTTATCTTCTTCTTCAGGCTCTAAATTTAAAAATATACCAAACTCATGCATGTTTAAGTTTTCAATTTGCTCTAATGTATTTACATTAAATGTACTTATACTGTTCATTAGAGCGTTTTTTAACAATGGAAAATTTAAAGCATCAGCAGCTCTAAGACTGATATTTTCTGCATTACGCACTGTTATATACATAAGCGACTGCAATATGTGTTTGGTAGCTGTATTAGATGCTGCCGCTGCTAGTTTTTGTAAACCAACAAGTGAATCTTTACTTTGCTGACTACCATCGCGAGCTTCATTAAGCCCGGTCACATCTCTAATCATCTGTAAGTAATATTGATACGTTTGTATAAGCGCTTGTACTTTAGCCATTCCAGACGATGTCTGTAATTCTTGGATAGGTACTTTACCTCTATTGGGATCGCCATCTTGCGTTAAACTTCTACCTACAATACTACCAGTTTGGAAATACATGTTTAAAGCTTCTTGAGCATTATACGTAGTTCCATTACCAAGATCAACTTCTGCAAGACCATCAACATCTACAAACACACCGTCAGGTACCATACGAGCCAACACTTGTTGTATTTTTAAATGTGTAAGCTGTATCATGTCTGCAAACCCTATACACTTACTAACAATACTTTCGATGCGACCTTTATACATACGTGGCGCAGATATATTATAATTCATCTGCACTTTCGTTTGATCGCTATACGGGCGAGTCATATTTTCAGCAAGCTCCCACTTAAGCATTTTTTCAAACCCAAGTATCTTAGCGCCACTATATAAAACCTCTATAGCTCTATGTACTTTATTGTAATTTTCTGCATTTTCAGGTGGGTTAAACGAATCATCTTTTTCAAGAGCTTTTTCAAGACCTTGATCTGTTTGTTTTATTTTAAACACTTGATTGTTATACGTTTTGTATTCAAAAAATAAAACCTGAACATTATTATAATCATCGTCTATACCGTAATAACTTCTAGTATAGTTAACGTCACCTGGGTATTTTTCTATTTCTTTTAAGTCTTCGTCAGTTAAATAAGGAAAAAGTTTTTTAACTTCTTGTAAACTCATTGACTTAACTTCACCTACGTAATATATATCTTCAAAGTTAGGATCTTCAGTATATGAATATACTAAATTAACAGGATCTACGTAATCAACTGTAATACCGTTAGATAAATTAAAATCTGTTTTAGTAGCGCCAATACCTAGTATTGTTAAATCTTGTGCTACACGTTTTTTAACTTCTTCGTATTTATTGTAGTTAAATACATTTTCTATAAGTTCTTCTTCAGCAATTTCTATAGCTTGCTTGTAAGAAAGTTGCATATGTAACTCTAATTCTTCTTTACTTCCAGGTAGTTGATCTTCTGGTACATTAGATCTTTTTAAATTAACACCTAAGTTTTGTTGAGCTTGTTTAATTAAATCGCCAGCAAAAGCATCTTGAGCTACAGCTGTAGCATGGGCCGTTCTTTCTTTTATAGCAAATGGATCTGTGGCAAATGATTTTATTTCATAACCTTTATCAGTCATACCATTCACAACAATATCTACAAACTTAGATAATACAGCAACTGGTTTCCAGTCTAAGTTAAGATAAGATAAATCACCGTTAATAGATAGTTCATCTTTATATTTTTGAACAGACTGCTCACCTCTAGCGTATAAGCGCAATTGATGAAAGTATTGCCAGTTGTTCCCAAAGCGACCACCAACTCCTAAGCCACGATCACCTCTGAACCATTCGTTTTCAATAGCTCTACCTACGGCATAACCATATTCCATTGTAGACTTCTCTGCATCAGGTACTACCTGACTTGGGAAAGAACTATTAACATTAGTATAAACCATCTATTTTATTATTTTTGAAATATTGCCGCTGTTGTTGTATTTTTTAAAACCCAACTGTACAGCTTGTTTTTGCACCCTGTAAACGGGGGTATATTTATTTTTGTTGCAAGCCATTATAGCAAGTCCTGAACTTATAGAAGCATCGTGCTTTGTTCTATTGTTTATATTAAATTTTCCCCAATCTTCTAACGTACGTTGAAAATACATTTGACCATAGCCTTCGTTTAATATACCTACATAATCTTCAATATAAGATTCAATAGCTGCAGCGTGTGCTTGTTTAATATCTTCTGACGAGTTTGGTATTCCGCCAATATCTTTTTCTGTTACGGATAGTTTATTATAAACTTTATCCGGTCTATTAATAGAGAAATTTCTATATCCTCTACGTTTTAAATAATACAGAAGCCTTGGTTTGTTATTCTCTGCAAGTATTGGCATACCGTAAAAATGCAATGCCATAAGTACATCTTCAAAGAATATCTCGGCTGTTTCAGGTCTTGCTATATATTCTAAAAAGAACATATTAGCTGGAGCGTTTTCCATACTAAACTTTGTAAGACCATGCAAAGATCCTTTAGATCCTCTTTTATCTACTGTACCTGATATATCGTATGAGTCACATCCAAACGCACCTACGTGCTCGTTACCTGGATACTTCACTCCATTCTTTAATATTACACGATTTTGTAGATTCGCAGGTGGTACCCACGATACTAAAAACCTACCATTGTTGTTTGGTACAAATCTTACTATAGTATCAAGCTTATCACCTTCCCATTGAAAACTACCACGTGTAACTAGTGATTTGTTTTTAACATCTTCATTGTAATCTATTTGCTCGTATATCTTAGTTAGATTAAATAAAGATTCTTTTGCTTCATCTCTAAACGCGTGCTTTTCAGTTCTGGGAAACTGACGATAGTATTCGTTTAAACCGTCTTGATCGTTTTTTAAACCGTCAACTTCATTTTCCCAATGCTTAATAACACCGTTAATTATTAGTTCACCATGCGGGTCTTTAACCTTATCTTTTGGCGAGTCGAATACAGGTAATCCATAAGCATCGATGAATCCTTCGTAATTCCACTCCATAGGTATGAACAAAGAATATAGTCCTGAGCTAGTCTGTCCGTTGCGGTTTCTTTGTGTAACGTCTGATGCATAGTATAATTTTTTAAAGTTTTCACCGCCTTTATCAAGCGAGTTACTAGTTGATCCCATCATACATTTACCAACAACTCTACTACCCAGTCTAAGCGTAGTCTTTGTAACGCGCCAGTTGTTTAATATATTATCAGGTCTTTCCCATTTACCGGATTCATCATGCACTAACAGTTTTAGTTTTTCACCGTCATAACTGTTATCACCTGTGTTTTTCCAGTCAATAGTTGTATCAAGACCTTCAAGTTCTTCGTCAACTTCACCTGCGTCAAGCTTACGTCTTGTTAATTTAGACGCTGGCACCCTATACGCGAGCTCTGTTTTTGGACGGTCCATACCGTCTTGTATTGGTTTAAAAAAGAAAGGATAGTTAACCGACATCGGTACTACCTTATCTGTAAACATTTTTTTTGCATCAGCCCCTGTCTTTGACAGTATACCGAATCTTGCGTCGCTTGATATTGTAGCTTGGTTGACAGTTTCACTTGATGCCATGAACGAAAAACCAGAGCGCCTGTTTTTGAGGTAACACATACCGTAGCATCTTTGATCGGCTTTACAAGCTTCCCAGAATATAAAGAATAATCTGTTTGATTCCCTAAAGTCTGCTGCCCCAACATCAATCTTGGACCACTGCAAGTACATGTAATGAGAACCAGTAAGATAAGTAGGCTTGTCCTTGTTAATAAACCAAAAACCATTTTCACGGCGATTAAACTCTTCGTCGATATAGTCATAATGTTTTTCTTTAAATGTAGCTGGGTATTTATTCCAGTCAAAAACACTTTTAATTTTTTCAAGATCTTTAGGGTAAGGCAAACGCTTCCACATCTTATCTTTGTTTTCATAAACAACTTTCGGCGTTTCAGGAAGTCCAATAATTAAATTTTGTATTTCAATTATCTCGCCTATAGTTCCGTCCTTACTTATAACAACTATATCGTGTTCTACATCATAACCGTATTTCCATTTCTTATATCTATTATTTTTCTTTATAATAGATGGTTTGATATGATCTGTAATTGTTCTTACTAAAGTTTGCTTGTACATTACTTAGATCTTCCTTCAGCAAAACCTTTAAAGCTTTTCTGCTTAGTTTCTTTACTTGTTTCTTCAAGCATAGCTTTTTCTTCTTCAATACGCGCAAGTATTTCAAACGCATCGAATATAGCTAGCTTTTTTGTAGCAGCAGCGTTTTTTAAACGATCTGCAGAAACATCATCTTCAGTGTTAGTTATGATCTGTTCTTCCGCTACTTTAATAAGCTCATTAACTGCTTTTTGCCCAGCTTGGATTATATTGAGTTTCGCTTGTTTCGTGTTCATATTTAATTACAATATCTTTTGTTCGCATACAATACAGCAGCTCATTGTCTATAACAAACTCAAACTCACTATTAGGCGTAAACCCAACTATATCACCGGGTTTTATATTTTTACTCTCTAGCGATTTATTTCCGTGTTTTAATATCCCAAGATGTTTTTTTTCTTTAGATAAATCTAGATCGTCCTTATTAACTATAGGAGCTACAAAACATCTATTGTTAAACGGGTGCCATTGCACCATACGTTTATATAGATATATTTGGTCTAGTTGACAGAAATACATGTCATCTTTAAAATATTTACTACTATTAACTTCTTTACCTTGATGGTTGTAATATCTTCTAAATATATTATGATGCACTATAACTGTATCACCTACTTCAATTGGTGTTGTTATCGCTAAAGGGGTAGACATTACAATAGCTTTATTGTTTACAAACTTGTGGCTTTCTATTTTAGAGTTAAGTATTAACTTCTTATCTCCAACCTTAAGTTCGTTGTCGTACCTCTCGCCAAGTGGTTTGATTATAAAATCGTATACACTTCTCATTAATATTCTAAATCATACTCAATGGATATAGCCATATTGGAATTAAACTTTTTCCAAGGCAATACCTCATTGTTTTTCTTTATATGAATATTATAAGAATTATCAGTATTGTCAAATAAAATATATGCAATAGTGTGCCCACCATAAACCTCTTGGCCTACAGAATAATGCATCGCGTCATTTTTATAATCAGAACCAATACTGATTTTTCTTATAACATTTTCCATTATTCCTTTGTTTCTTCTTCTTCTAAAATAGTATACTCGCCTGTTTCAAGGTCAACGCTTATACTACCATATTCTTTTTCAAGCTCAGCTTTAGTAGCTTCAATATCTTCATTTACGCCTGCTATCTTATGCAGCGCCGCGTGCTTACGTGTTTCTAAAACACCTATTTCATTTACTAGCTTATTGAGCTCTTGTTGTTGTTTAACAACTATATCTAGTTGTTCTTTTGTAATTTTTGCCATTTAATTTAATTTAATTTAATTGATATGTAAATAGTTACATATTTTTTTATTCACTTACAGCTTGACCAAAACCTTGTGATATATAGCTAACGCCAAAAAAACCGTGTACACCTTCTGATCCGGGCTCTAATACAGCTCTTTTAGATTTCCAATTATCTGGCTCTGAGTATTCCCCTGTTTCCTCGTCTGCAACTAAATTTTTCCACATTACATCTACGTGGTAATTTTCTGAAAGCACAGGTGCTACTACTTCATTTCCTTCTTCATCGTATTCACCTTGTGTTAAAACAATATTACCAAGATCTACTACGCTGTGTTTATGCGTTGGGTATTCTTGATTTGTTTCTTCATCAGTTGAAACGCCTAGTGATTTTATTGCTTCAAGCGCTTCTTGCTTTGAAGCAAATTCATATTTACCTACCTTGTTCATTATTGATTTATTATTGTTTTTATTAACTCTTGAGTTTCAAACTCGTACTTCTTAAATATATATTTCATTGTATTAAATTAACTTGTTAATGCTTGTAATTCGCTATCGCTTAATGCGGTGTTGTAAAATCTTAAATCTTTAACATTATTTCTTGAACCTATATCAGAGACAACTCTTAATTGCCCTAAAAGAACATCGTTTACATTTGAAAATAAACTTGCAGAAGGATGGTCGTAATTTACAGCTTCGCTTCCATTTATATACGCTTTTATGTTTGTTTGACT